GGATCGAGCGCTCGCGGCTCGAGAGCTTCTTCGACTTCGCCTGCATTGACCTGTCGTTCGTCACGCTGCGCCGGCGCACGCGCCAGGACATCGAGGTGATGGGCAACGGCTACTGGGAGGTGTTGCGTGACGGCGGTGGCGAGCTCGCGCAGTTCGTCCACCTGCCGGGCTTCACGATGCGGCTCCTGCCGCTCGACCTCGAGCTGGTCGAGGACGAGCTGAACGCGAAGATCTCCGAGATCTCGTTCGACACGATGAAGGTGCGCCGCCGGTTCCGGCGCTTCGTCCAGGTGTTCGAGCAGCAGGTGGTCTACTTCAAGGAGTTCGGCGATCCACGCGTCCTGTCGCGCAAGTCCGGCGCGGCGTTCCGCTCGGTCGACGAGCTCCTCGCGAACGACGCGGCGGACGGCCCGGCGACGGAGGTTCTCCATTTCAAGCTGCACAACGCGCGCTCGGCCTACGGCACACCGCGGTGGATCGGCAACCTGCTCTCGGTCCTCGGAACCCGCCAGGCCGAGGAGGTGAACTTCCTGTACTTCGAAAACAAATCCGTTCCGCCGCTGGCATTGCTGGTCTCAGGCGGCCGGCTATCGGCGCAGTCCATCCCGCGCATCGAGAGCTACATCGAGAACAATATTAAGGGGAAGAGGAACTTTCATAAGGTGCTCGTGATCGAGGCCGAGTCGCCGAGTGGCGGCAACAACTTTGAGCACACCGGACGGATGCGCATCGAGCTGAAGCCGCTCACGAACGCGCAGCAGTCGGACGCCCTCTTCCAGAAATACGACGAACGCAACTCCGACAAGGTCGGCGAATCGTTTCGATTGCCGCGCCTACTACGCGGAGATATTCGAGATTTCAATCGATCCACCGGCGATGCAGCGCTGATGTTCGCCGAGATGCAGGTGTTCCAGCCCGAGCGTGAAGAGTTCGACTTCATCATCAATCGTAAGGTGCTCTCGGACATGGGCATTCGGTTCTGGCGCTTCCGCTCGAACTCGCCTGTGACCCGCGATCCCGCCGCGATGGCAGAGATCGTTCGCAGCCTCGTCAACGCGAACATCCTGACCCCCGAGGAGGGTCGCCTGCTCGCGAGCGACGTGTTCAACCGCGAGTTCAAGAAGATCTCCGCGTCGTGGGTCAAGCAGCCCGTCGCGCTCACGCTCGCTGGCATCTCGCTCCAGCCGGAGCCCGAGAGCACGCTCGTCGGGCCTGACGTTCAGAAGGACGACACGACCACGCGTGACCTCGCCGATGTCGGCGGCGCCTTAGCGCCAGCGCAAGCGGGTCCGGGTACCCGGCGGCGCCGCGGCGAATCATCCGACTTGGTCGGCGAGGCCGCGCGGCTGATCGCGATCCGAAACGCCTTGCGCGACGCCGAGCGCCGCGAGGCCAAGCTCGCATTCGCGGACGACAAGCAAGCAGACCTCGAGCGCGAGGTCGTGAAGGTGCCGGCCGACGAGCTGGCGAGCTGGTTCGAAAAGGAAAACACATCCCCATGAGAGAGCGTCCCCATTCCCTGCGACCGTGCGTCGAAACAGCGCGTGTCGCGCTCGTCTACCGCGACTTCGGTGGCGACGGCGTGTCGCACGTCGGGCTCGGCGTCAGCGCCCAGTACACGGCGAAGACCTTGCGACAGTACGGCATCTGGGCCGAGGTCTGGCCATCGCGCAGCGCGCAGGCGCTAGGCGAACGGCTTCGTGCCACCCACGCGAGCTCCGATCAATCGGGTCACGCCCGACCCACCCACGTCATCCTGGCGGCGCCCTGGGTGGCCACATCCGACGTCGCGTCGTTGGCGGCGATGTTCCCCGAGGTCGTGTTCGTCGTCGTGAGCCATTCGAGCGTGGGCTTCCTCGCCGCCGATCCGCATGCCATCAAGCTCCTGCGCGAGACGGCCGACCTGCAGCTCGCCACCCACAACGTGTTCGTCGGCGGGAACTCGTCGAAGTTCACCCGGTGGGCCACCGCGGCGTGGGGCGTCGAGGCCGTCTGGCTGCCGAACCTGTACTGTCTGGCGGAGACGTTTCCGCAGCATGACCGGCACTGGGACGGCGGCGCGCTGCGGCTCGGGATGTTCGGCGCGAACCGGCCGCTCAAGAACTTCCTGTCCGGCGCCGCCGGTGCGGTCGAGCTGGCTCGCCGGCTCCGCGTGCCTGTCGAGCTGCTGCTGTCGTCCGGGCGCAACGAGGGCGGCAACCCGCGCGCGCTGCAGGAGATGACCGAGCACATCTCGAACCTGCGCGTCGTGCACACCGGGTGGCTTCCGTGGGCCGAGTTCCGGCGGCTGGTCCGCACGATCGACCTCGTGCTCCAGCCCAGTTACACCGAGACGTTCAACGTCGTGTCCGCCGACGCCATCGCCGAAGGCGTCCCGGTGGTGGCCACCGACGCCATCGATTGGGTGCCACCATGGTGGCAGGCCAAGGCCGACGAGCCGCTCGACATCGCGCGCGTCGCCGAGCGGCTGCTGCGCGATCCGCGCGCGCCTCGCGACGGTCGCATGGCGCTCCAGGACTACGTGCAGCGAGGCGTGGTGACCTGGGCCCACTTCCTGTGCCCGCAACTGGCGGCGATCGGCCGCAGCGACACGGCGGCGCGGCCGGCCAGGAACGACGCATGAGCATGATCGACCTCTACCCCGAGGCGATCGACGCCGCCGAGGAACTCCTCCGCGACGTGTACCGGCTCGAGGTTGCGAAGGCCCTCGATCCACTGGATCCACGGGATTTCCTCGTGCTGGTGCAGCGGCTCGGCCGCGTGCTCAGCGGTGTGGCGCATGAAGCGGAAGCCGGCGCGCTACGGCGCGCGCTCGCCGAGCTCGACGTCGACTGGCCGAACATGACGGAGCGGGCACGCGAGCACATCATCCGCGCCGCGCGGCGTGCGCTCGAGCGCGGCCAGGCCCACGTGCTGCCGCATGTCGATCAGATCTTCGAGGTCGAGGCCAAGCGCGTCGTCGCAGGCTCCCGCCGCGCGGCGGTGCGCCGGTTCGGTCTCCGGATCGGCGTGGACCTCAGCCGGACGGACGAACGGATCGCCCGATTCGTGCGCGAGAGCGAGGGCAACTTCATTCGCGATGCCTACGGGCGCCGCCATGAGGAGTTCAGCCGGCGGGCCCGCGACATCGTCGCCTCGGGCCAGGAGCGCGGGCTCGGTCGCGACGATATCGTGGGCGAGCTGGCGCAGGAGCTGACCGCGGTCACCAACCGGAGCACGTCCTACTGGGAGACCGTCGCGACGAGCTTCGCGAACCGCGGGCGCACCTACACGCAGCTCGCCGCGTTCGACGAGGCGGGCGTGGAGCGCTACCGCTTCGAGGCGATCCTCGACCAGCAGACCAGCCACGTTTGCCGGTTCATGCACGGTCGGGTTTTTGTCGTTGCCCGTGCGATGCAGCGCTTCGACGAGGTCGAGGAGGCCGCAGATCCGGAGCGCATCACCGAGCTGCAGCCCTGGGTCCAGGTCGGCGCCGGTGACGACGGCAACCAGGTCCTGTTCTACAAGCGCGCCGGTCGCCGGCATCTTGTCGCCCAGGTCGACGAGGGCGCGGTGGGCCAGTCCGACCGGGTCGGGCGCTACTCGCGCGCGCTCGGCGCCGGCCAGCTCGAGGCCGCCGGCATCTCGGTGCCGCCAATCCACGGCAGGTGCAGGTCCACGATTGTCGTCGAGGAGGGCTGACGACGATGCCTGCCGCATGGCTGGAGACGTTGGCCCATGACCAGTTCGCGTGCGCGATGCTTGGCATCGAGCAGGCGATCGAGCGCAGCTTCCGGGCCGACGGCGCGCGCGTGACCAACGCAGAGGTCCGGCGCCGGTTCGAGATCTGCGAGCGCCTGTTCCGCCAGCTCCGCGGCGACCTGGGCTGGGGGATGCAGCGTGTGCTCGACCACCTTCCCGGCTGCCTCCGGTGCGAGCTCGACGGCGTGTCCTGGGAGCCCGACCACCGGACCTTCTGGATGCCCGAGGACGGCGCGTGACCAACAACCGAAGCGAGGAGACCGACATGGAACCGAAGACGTTGAACGACATCTCGACCGCGCTCGAGCGGGTCGTGAAGAACCTGCGCGGCGCCACCCCGACCAAGAAGCGGATGTCGCTCGACAGGTTCATGAGCTACGCGCTCGCGCAGATCGGCAAGGCGGGCGAGGACCAGCCCGAGGTCGCCCAGCGCAGGCTCGCGGCGCTCAAGCGAAGCGTCGACGACGTGATCGGCCAGGTCGCCAAGATGGTGGCGGAGGACACCGAGAGCGAGAGCATCAAGGTCGAGGTGGAGACGGCGTTCGCGCCCACCGGCGGCACCCCGATGGACGGGCTGACGACCGCCGAGGACCAGAGCTCGACCGAGCTGCCGTTGGCGGGGGCCGGGTCGGTCGGCAAGAAGCTCGAGCAGGTCGGCCAGGCGCTGGCCAAGCTGCAGGCCGAGCTCGAGGAGGACCCGAGTCCGAAGCCGCGCGCGTCGGCGCGCAAGTCCGGTGCGGATCGCGGCGGCGGCCAGGCCGCTGAACGCGAGCCTGAGGGCGATGCCGCCGGCGCCGCGGATCGCGATGGGTGGCCACTCGACCTCAGCACCGATGCATTCCTCAAGGGCGGTTCGCCCGCCGAGACCGGCCTGACCTGGGGCGCGGATCCGGAAGGCGTCGCGGCGCCGAAGAACCGATGAGCCCGGCCGTGCGCGCGACCAACCCGCCGTCCCCGGTCGACGCGGCGCTGCGGCGCGCGCGGGCGTTCCTGCAGCTGCCGTTGCCTCACGTGCCGCTGACGCGGCCACGGCAGGCCGTCGCGGCCGTGATCGAGAAGACCATCTGGGGCTCGCCGGCCGGCAAGAAGCGCCTCGCCGCGCGCCTGGTGAAGCTCATCCCGCCGCACAACACCTACGTCGAGCCGTTTGCCGGCAGCGCGGCGGTGTTCTTCGAAAAGCCGCCCGCTGACACCGAGGTGCTGTCCGACGCGGACCCGGAGATCGCTTCCGCGTTCAAGGCGCTGACGACGCTGACCGACCGCGAGCTCGCCGCGCTCAAGAAGAAGGACTGGACCGGCCGCGAGAGCATCTTCCGCGGCCTCAAGGACGCCAAGCCCCGGGGCAAGGTCGACAAGCTCTACCGCTTCCTCTACCTGTCCCACTTCGCCTACGGCGCGCTCCGCGGCAAGAGCTACGACCACAACGCCGACGGCATCGAGTCCCGTACGATCAAGCGCATCGAGAAGCACCGCGACCGGCTCCGCGGTGTGACCGTCCGCTCCGGGAACTACGCCGAGGTCGTGAAGGAGTTCGACGGCAAGAACACGTTCTTCTTCCTCGACC